GGTAATCGCACGGCGGTTTTCGAGGCTTTTTACACTAAAAAAGTGGAGTTAACATCAGAGTTTTACCTTGAAGTCAACCAAATAATAATGTAACATCCAAATTATGGGACAAGATGGGGACAACAAAAAAGACAATGAAACCAGTGAGATATTGTATCTCAACCAGAACCAGTACGCCAAAAGAGCTGGTGTCACACGTCAACGCATACACAGGCTGATACAAACTCATAAAATCCCGCTGGTTGATGGCAAGCTAAATGTAGCCGAAACTGACAGGATTTTGAACGAAACGATAGATAAAAACAGGCACACCCCGAACATGGGCGGGCGGCCAAAGAAGGATGGAGGTAAGCCAAAAAAGTCCACCAAAAAACCGAGAGCCTGTCTAGGAGAAAATGAAAAGCTGGAACCTGCCTCACCTCCACCCGCTAAAATATCCCCTGTCGAAGTGGAAGAGGATTACCAGCCAGGGAGTAGCCTGCTAGAAGAAAAAACAAGGAGGGAATTCTGGCTAGCCAATCAAGCGGAACTAAAATACAAAGCAGAAGTTGATAAGTTAGTACACGTTGATATTGTACAATCAATATTTGCAGAGGCAATGAGTGAGATATCAAAAGGCATGGATAGCCTAGGGGCAAGGCTGGCAGATGATTTGGCAAGCATGACTAACAAGGCTGAAATTAAACAACTTTTACTGAAAGAGACTAGGGAAATAAGGAAGGATTCATCTGAAAAATTACAGGCATTGATGGATGAATAAAGACTATAAAAGGGTGTGGAATTCCCTAAATATAGGGATTAGCATTCTTACCCCTCCACCGCCAAGGACAGCAGACCAGTGGGCAGACCAATGCCGAATATTACCCATGGGGAGTGCAGAGCCTGGAAAGTGGAGATCTTCCAAAACGCCATACATGATACCAATAATGAGAGCTTGCTCAAATCCTCTTTATAGCTTCGTGATAGTTTGCATGGCTAGCCAGATGGGTAAGACGGAAGCTCTATTTAATGTAATTGGTCATCGCTTCGACGACGATCCAACCCCAACTCTGATAATCCTACCTAATCAAAAGCTAGCTGAATCTGTATCTAATGACAGGGTTTCCAAAATGCTATCCTCGGTGCCATCCTTAAAAGCTAAGCTGGCGATAGGTAAGAAAAACAAGATGTCAGAGAAGTTCATAGGCGGTGTGCGTCTTGGGTTCGGTTGGGCAGGGTCAGCAACCGAACTCTCATCTCATCCGGCAGGGCTAGCCTTGATAGATGAGAGAGATAGAATGGAAGATGATGCAGGGGGCGAGGGTGATCCGGTGGAGCTGGTGGCGGCTCGGGGTTCCACCTATCCAGATTCAAAAGTCATAGTAACTAGCACACCCACTATTGAAGATAACAGCCCTATCTGGAAACTGTACGAAGAGGGTACACAGCAGCAGTGGTCGTGGCCTTGTCCAGATTGTGGGGAATATTTCATCCCAAGGCTTGAGCTTTTAATTTGGCAGGAGAAAAGCACACCTCACCAGGCTTTAAAAACCGCAAGACTGAAATGTCCTCATTGTGAATATTTGATTGAAGATCATCAGAAAACCGCGATGAACAGGAAGGGGGTTTATGTTGGTCCAGAACAGCACATAACTCCAGAAGGCGAAATTTTAGGAGATGCGATTGACACAACCAGGGCATCATTTTGGGTGTCAGGTATTTGCTCGCCATGGAAAAGTTTTGGCCAAAGAGCGGAAAGTTTTGTAAGAGCTAAGAATAGCGGCGCACCTGGCAGAGTTCAAACATGTATCAATACTGCTTTTGGCGAGCTATATAAAACAGCGGGCGAGGCTCCAGAATGGGAAGCGGTAGCCAACTTGAGGGGCGCTTATAAATCTGATGACGTGATAAGAGATGTCCAAATAATCACAGCAGGAGTAGACGTTCAAAAGGACAGGCTAATTTATGTAGTTAGAGGATGGGGGTTTAATCACGAGTCTTGGTTGATAAGGTTCGGCGAGCTTCATGGTGAGACAGAGCATGATGCAGTGTGGAGCCAACTCCAACAGATTTTAAGTGTACAATGGGGCGGAAAACGAATAAAAAAGATGCTAGTAGACTCGGGATACAAACCAGGAAAGAGGGGTGATCCAAGTCAAGTATATAATTTTTGCCGGAGGAATTCAGGTGTTGCAGCTCCAGCAAAAGGTAGGGAGCGTCTAAACAAGCCTTTCACAAGCAGCAAGCTAGACCTAAGCACTAAGGGGGCCACAGCTAAAAGAAGTATCATGCTTTGGCATATTGATTCTGATGTGCATAAATCTTGGGTTCATGGCAGAATAGACTGGCCACCTGGAGAGTCCGGGGCGTGGCATATCCCGAGCGACACAACGGATGATTACTGCCAGCAAATTGTAGCAGAGCAGAGGCTAGAGAAGGCTACAGGTCTAGCTACCTGGATAAAAACCAAAAAGGATAACCATTTCTTGGACTGTGAGGCTTTAGCCTTGGCTGCTGCTGATATCATCCAAGTCCGAAACCTCAAGCCGCTAGATGCTAAAGTTGAGAGTCGGGGGAGAAAGGTTACTAAGTCAAGTTTTCTGGAGAGGTAGGTTAATCCATGTTCCTGTAAGATTTAATGGATTCCATTAAATCATTTTTCATTAATAAATGGACGCTCTTGGCAAGGGCACTCTTTCTTTTAGAAACTTGTCGTATAGCATATTTCCGGCTTCGGCTACCTCGCCCCCTAACAATCTTATTTATGGGAGGCATCAGTTTAAACATTGGGCCAGGAGTTAAATCTATATCTATATCACCATGAATAACATAACTGTCCATAAATCCCAAAACCACCATTCTAGCCACAAACTGACTGTCGCTCATCCCAATAGCAGATGATTCTTTTCTTAATTTCTTAAGTGTCGAGAGTGGTAAAGTTACAGTCAAACATCCTAAATCATCCAGGCACCTTCCTGACTCTAGATCATTGATAATGTCAAGTTTCCCCATGCTCTCAATGGTGTCACCTGTCGTACTGCCATCGAGCCCGATTGGTCCAGATGGTGTTAATTGGTTGCCATCACGCATTAGGTCTTCCTCCCCCATTCAAAATCATAAGAATCATTCTAAGGGATGGTCCTTTGCATCTTTCTGGCTCAACCATCCACGCTTCTACCGTTTTCACGCTTATCCCTAGACTGCCAGCCAGGTGACCTTTAGTGACTTTATCGATAACTTCGCTAAGCTCTGTGTCCAATAACTTTCTTGGGTTCATGTAGCGCGAGATGTCGTAAAATCCATCTGTACTGGCGGATCTATCATACGTGTCGAACTCTATCCAGCTGGTTCCCTCATGAGTATTCATCCAATCATTGGTTAATAACTTTTCTTCATTATCCTGAAAGCAAAGCCCTGATCCGCTTTTGTGGTACGTAAGCTGTGATCCAGGTTTTCCTGGTCTGTGCAACCAAATAGCCATATTCTCTCCCCATATCTCCATAGTTAATTGTCAAAATGATTATAACCTACATTGCAGGAAAGATCAAGGAAACAATTAAACTGGAAAAATCCACAATTCCAGTAAATTCCACTTGACTGGACTTTCCAGCAATGCTATAAACATGAAAAACTAACCTTGAAAGGCGTTTTATGACACTTCGGGAAGACCAAAAAGAAGCAATAATTGCCAGAATGGTCAGTGGAGAGACAGAGATAACCCATGGCTCTAAGACTGTCAGACGTGACCTAGATAACGCACTGGAAACTCTGGGAATGCTGGAAGGGAAAATCGCAGCAGCAGGCACCACACCCCGAAAACTCAAAGCAAGAAGTTATTCAAAGGATCTTTAATTGGGCTGGTTATCTTCTATCCCCTGGATTGGAAAGACAAAAGCGCAAACGACCACCACCTATGAAGGTGCCGCACAGTCTGGCCGTTTTAAAAGTTTCCTCCCAAGCGATGAAGACGTAAACTCGGGACTTTTCAGTGATGGCAGCCTATTAAGGGCTAGATCCAGGCACCTGGCTAGAAGCTCACCAATCATCACAAGCGGCGTTAATTCCATAGTCTCAAATATGGTCGGAACCGGAATCAGGCCGCAGTCATCCCATAAAGACCCAAAAATAAAAGAAGCTATTCAAGATCTATGGCAAGGGTGGACAGAAGAGGCGGACGTTCAAGGAAACCTGGACTTTTATGGACTGCAAGCTTTAGTGATTCGGTCCATGGTCGAGGGGGGGGAAGTTCTCGCCAGGTTCAGGAATAGGCTACCTCAAGACGGTTTAATTGTCCCTCTTCAACTCCAGATCTTAGAGCCCGAACATCTCCCATACGAGGATAATAGGACGCTAGATAATGGGCGGGTAGTTGCCGGTGGAATTGAGCTGGATCAATTCGAAAGAAAAGCGGCTTATCACCTTCTTAAGCGGCACCCTGGATCTTCCATCTCTTTTGAGAATAGCTTTGATACGGTTCGGGTTCCTGCATCTGAAATAATGCATGTTTTCAAGGTGCTTAGGCCAGGTCAAATCAGGGGAGAGCCTTGGCTTAGTCAGATTATTGTCAAAATGCATGATCTTGACAAATACGATGACGCTGAAGTGCTTAGGCAGCAGTTGCAAGCTATGTACATGGCTTTTGTGACAAAGAAAGAGCAAGGCAACGGTCCTCACGATGAAGATGAGGATGATTTAGAGTTTGAGATGGTGCCGGGGAATGTAGTAACTCTTCGCGAAGGTGAGGAAATTACTTTTAGCGATCCTCCCGGGACCAACCCCGGTTATAAGACTTTCATGAAAACCCAACTCATGATAATAGCTCAAGGTTTTGGGATAACTTACGAGCAGCTATCAGGCGATCTTGAAGGGGTAAATTTTTCCAGTATCCGGGCCGGTCTTTTAGAGAGTCGCCGTATGACAGAACAGTGGCGGCAGAATACCATAACCCATCAATTTTGTAGGCCAGTGTGGTCAAGGTGGATGGATCAAGCGTTTCTGGCTGGAAAGTTGGATTTGCCAGGGTACAAAAATCCACTAATAAGGCGTAAACACCAAGAAGTTAAATGGATTCCCCAGAGTTGGAAGTGGGTAGATCCTCTAAAAGAATTAAATGCCATCGTCATACAGATTAGAGCTGGCTTGATGAGTCGAGAGCAAGCTGCTAGAGAGTCGGGCTATGAGCTTGAAGTTATTGATAGAGAGATTGCGATAGGCAACAAGAACGCTGATGAGCTTAAACTTATTTATGATAGCGACCCAAGGAAAATGACCAAATCAGGCGCTAGGCAAAAGGAAGAGACAGACAAAAAGGTGGCGGTATGAGTGGAAGTGATTTACTCCAACTAGCGGAACAGCTCATAAATAAGCCGCTAATGATTAGCCAATCCGCTCTACATGCTATGATGGCCGTGGCGGAAGGCAGGATAAATCTCCATCTGCCTAGCGCAATTCACGACCAAAATGACAGCCAAAGTCAGGAGGTTTCCAGTTCTGGCGGGGCGATTGCGGTTATCGATATCAACGGGCCTTTATTCAGCAAATCTACTCCCATGACTCGGGCTTTTGGGTTAGCAGATTACCAGACCATTAGCGCTCTATTAAGCAAGGCAGTTTTTGATAATTCAGTGGATGGAATCATGTTAGTTATTGATTCTCCAGGAGGATTAGTTAAAGGATTGTTTGATCTTGGCGATGACATTAAGGCGGCTGGAGAGCTTAAACCTATCCGGGCGCATGTTGATAACGCAACGTCGGCGGCTTACAGTATAGCAAGCTCAACGTCCCATATAACCACTTCCCAAACCGGGGCGGTTGGTCATATTGGGGTTATCATGAGTCATGTTGATATGTCAGTAATGAATGCAAATGATGGGATAAAAATAACCCACATCTTTGCAGGTGATAAGAAAGTAGATGGGGCGAGCGATGCCCCTCTTTCAGGTAGCGCAAAATCTGACATGCAGGCGGAAGTTGATAGGATTTACGGCATTTTTACCGCTCAAGTTGCAGAAAACAGAGGAATAAGCCAAGAAGAGGTTAAAGCAACAGAGGCAGGCGTTTTCTATGGCCCAAATGCTGTAACCGCTGGACTGGCAGATAAAGTAAGCACGCTGGACGAGGCTTTGAGAGAGATGTCTCTGTCTATTAGCAATAAAACTGAAAATCAACAATTCAATCCGGGAGCTTCGGCGCTCGGGAAGGTGGACGGCGAAACGATGGCAAGTACTGAAGAGACAGGAAAAGAGCCTGAAAAAGCTCCTATTAATCCACAACCTATAGCAGCTGCACCGGTGATGGCTCCAGTTATCCCTGATAATCCACAACCGATGGCGATGAATGCGGGCAGCTCTCCTGGCTTTACCGAGGAAGAGCTTAAAAATGCGGTTAGTGCGCGAGAAGGCGAGATTATGGAAATCATGGGCACATGCGGGGCTTTGGGTAGACCAGGTATGGCTGCTGGTTTCATTAAAAAAGGCTATAATGATGAAGGAGTGAAGATGTTCTTCATGAATGAGCGGGCCAAGTCAGGAGGTGAAAGTATCACCAGTGCTATCATGCCAGGTGCGGCGACTAGCGACCCTGATAAGCCTGAAGACTACGAAAACTCTGCCATTGCTAAATTGTGCGCAGCGCATAAGCCCGGAGGTATGCAATAATGGCTACTCTTGTGGAACCAACTAATTCGGGCGACCTTCTGAAGCAGGAAGCGTCTACATTATACAGCCGGGAACAGGCAACAGTTTTAGCCGGTTCTGGTAGCGACCGGGTTCTTGTAGTGGGCGAGGTAATTGGGAAAGAGCTTTTCGGTACTGTCACAGTCGCACCTGATGCTGGAAATACTGGTGACGGCGATATTGATACCATGAGCACAAGCGCAAAAGCCCAAACTGGGGATTATGAGCTTGAAATGGTTGAGGCTCCTAGCGTTCTTGATGCGGTACCTGTTGCTACTCCTGATGGTGGAAATACCGGTGATGGCGTGGTTGGAACTATTTCCACTGGAACGGGCGCGCAGCTTGGCGACTACATTTTGACTTGCGTCACCGCTCCAGATACGCCGAACACAACCGGAACTGCATCTGCTGTGACTGGAACAGGTAACGGTGTTTTTGGCGCTGTTACAACCGGCGCTAACGTCAAATCAGGCACTTACACAGTAACTTTTATCACCGCTGATACCAATGTTGGTGATTTTATGGTGGAAGATCCTGACGGGGTTATGGTTGGGATAGGCACTGTTGCTGCTGCTTTTTCGTTAAAAGATCATATTCTATTTACGATTGCGGACGGTTCAACTGATTTCATCGTCGGCGACTATTTTACTGTAGTAGTTGGCACAACCGGCGCGGGAGGTCTTTTCACCGTGGTCGGTCCTGACAATGCCAGCCTACCAAATGCAGTTATTGGCACTGCTTACACTGGCCAGGTCAATTTTACCATTGCGGATGGTTCGGCTGATTGGATTGTTGGCGATTTTGTGACTATTGCGGTTATCTCAACGGGCGCGGGCGGCGTTTGGACTGTAACAGCACCGGATGGCGCATCTCTCCCGACTGCTGTTGTGGGCACTGCCTACACTAGCGAGCAAATCAATTTTACAATTGATGATGGTTCGGCAGATTGGATTGTTGGGGATTTGGCAACCATTACCGTGCCTGCTGGTGACGGTAAAGTGGTTGCTCTTGACTTGACGGCGGTGGACGGAACCCAAAGAGCTTATGGGGTGATTCTGCTGGATGTCACCGCTGTAAATGGAACCGATAATGAAGGGGTGATCATGGTCAGAGATTGCGTTCTCTCTTCTGATTTTATCACCTATCCCGCTGGGATTACAGCAGGTGAAACGGTTATTGTAAACAACGAGTTGAAGGCTAAGGGCATTGTCCTTAGGAGTGGTGTTTAGATGCGTATCAATGATCCTTTTGGTGATGGTTTTACCTTGGCTCACCTGACTGCCGGGATAAACCTAATACCCAATTTTTACTCCCGCGTTGGACAGATGGGACTAATGCCTAATGAGGGTGTTGATCAGCACACTTTGATCGTTGAAGAGCATCAAGGGATATTAAACCTTCTCCAAACAAGCAAGAGGGGAGCTCCTGGTAACGTCAACAAGATGGGCGATACGACGATTAGGAATTTCAGTATTCCGCACATTACGTTTACTGACCTTATCACTCCTGAACAGCTCCAAGCGAAGAGGGAGTTTGCTACTGCCAACAAACCGGTAAGCGCTACCAGTGTGATGCAGAAAATAATGGCATCAATGAAGAAAAAGGTTGAGCTTACGTGGGAATACCACAGGATGGGGGCATTAAAAGGTATTGTACTCGATGCTAATGGAGCCACACTAGTCAACCTGTACACCGAGTTTGGCATTACTCCAGAAGTGCATAATTTCGCATTCACCGTCTCGACCACTGATATCCGCCAACTTTGTCTTAATGTCTGGCGACACATGGAGAAAAACCTGTTTGGTGAGACAATGACAGGGGTGAGGTGTTTATGTTCTTCGGACTTCTTCGATTCTCTCACAGGTCATGCTAAAGTCAACACCGCGTACGAGAGATGGAATGACGGCGAAGCGCTCCGAACAGATATGCGGAGAGGGTTCAGGTTTGGTGAGATCATTTTTGAGGAATATGTGGGTCAAGGCATCGATAAGGATGGCAATGTAAGAAAATTCATTGCAGACGGTGAGGCTCACTTCTTTCCAGTAGGTACAGATGACGTTTTCCGCACCTACTTTGGACCTGGAAACTTCAACGGTGCCGTAGGTAAGATTGGAAAACCTATTTACATGAGTCAGGAGCGGGTGGATCATGATAAAGGTTGGAGTATTTTAGTTGAAACCAACCCCCTTCCCATGTGTCGTCGTCCCGGCTTACTCGTGAAAGGGACCAGCTCCTAGTGGCATGGTCCGACTTACTAGCAGACATGGACGAAACTTGCCGTGATGAATTCCAAACATCGGCAAGCTACAGTCCAAAAGCTGGAGGTGGCCCAATCTCTCTTAATGTTATTTTTGATCCAGCTAGAGAGGTTGTGTCACCTGGTGAGTTGGATATTTTGGCATCTATGCCAGTTGTTGAATTAATAAGTGATGACCTTGGTGTTACCCCTGTAGTGGGTGACACCTTGGTTGTCGAATCTGAAAATTATACTGTCTTGGATGCAGTGTCACCAAGGGTTGGAATTTATGTTTTAATCCTTGAATTATCGTAATGTCTAAGACTTTCAGAGTAGAGGGAATAGAAGAAGCCCAAGACCTATTGAAGGGGCTGGGAAAAGCACAACCTTTCGTGCTAAGCAGAGCTCTAAATAGAACGTTGAGGAATTTTAGGACATTCACAGCAAGGGGAATAGGGAAAGAAGTAAACCTGAAAGCTGCAAAAATAAAAGAAGATATCAGCGAAAATAAAGCAAACCCAACAAATTTAAGTGCATCTCTGACTTTGAAGGGTAAGCCGGTAGGGTTTAGGCATTTCGGCGCAAAGCAGACAAAAAAAGGCGTTTCAGTAAGGATAAGAAAGAAGAAGCCAAGGGAGGCTACAAAAGGGGCTTTTAGGTTGAAAAATACCAAAAGACTGCCAAAAGGTAGGATGACAGCAGGAACTTTTTGGAAAAGAGTTGGCAAGCCTAGAACTCCTTTAGCTTTCTTGGCTGGCCCTAGGATACCATCAATAGTAGCAGAAAATCCCGCTCTACTTAATGATGTGGAGCAATTTGGAGCCGATGCACTCTTGAAAAACGTAAAAAGCCAAGTAGATAGGGAGCTTGCAAAACTTGCCTGATTCTATTAGAGAACAAATCTTGACGGCAATAGCAACCAGGGCGGCACTAATAACCGTGGCGAACGGCTATAATACTGACCTTGGTTTAAGTATCTCCAGGCATGTGCGGCGAGTAGATGAACCGGATCTCCCTGCAATGCTGGTAAAAGATGGCGATGAATCCGGGGAGACATCCCATTACGGCATCATTATTACAGTAATGGAAGTATCTCTTATCGGGGGAATTAATGCACAAGACGATGGAGAGCAATCAACTTTAATGAGCGGGATGTTTGCAGATTTCATGCTCAATATTCTCTCTGAAGATACAGATTTAGGCGGTTTAGTTGATAGTATTACTTTTGCTAGGAATGAGCCAAAATACCCTGTCTCTGGACAGTTAAAAGCGATTATTGAAGCTGAAACAGTTTTCAATGTGACTTATCAAATATCAAACAACGATCCATATACACAGCCTTAAGGAAAAGACAATTGGCCTCTTCAAAAAGTGGACAAATTCAAACCGAGCAAGGACAATCCCTTGTTTCTTTCGTAGTCATGACCGATTCTGGAGATAGGCAGATCTTTAACTCGGCTGATAGTGCATGGTCTGGCAAGGCTGGATTTGCTCCTACTATCCTGCCAAATGGTGTGGTAACTGGCAAGAATATGGTTATTCCTGCTGTCAGCACCACTAATGACTTGGTTGATGTTAAAGCTTTTTCAGCTAACAGCATCGGTGTTGTGCAGACTGTTTCAGCGGCTACTGATGAGACTATCACCCGTGGGGCCACTTCTAATATCGGCAAAATATCAAGCGTGACTATGGATAGCGCTGGAGCTATTGCAATCTTGCCGGGTACTGACAGCTCTGATGCTACTGTGAATGATGTTCGCGCAAGCGCTGGAGGTCCACCTCTCATCCCGGTGGACAGCGTGGAGCTTGCCCAAGTTCGTCTATCAGGAACGGGCGCTGGCGATGCTGCTGCAATCACGGCAGCTCAAATATTCCAAGTCCCTAACCAGCATACTGAACTTGCCAATTTTCCAACTTTTGATGTTAACAACATTGGCAAAGGTACTGAAACTCCTGTAGCTGCTGAAGTAAACGCTTTTGTTAAAATGGCTTCTGTTTTGCCAGCGTCTCATACTGGCGCAGTAGCTAAGAGGATATATATACAATATTACACCCCAACTTTTACACCACTTTCTAGAACCGTCGATTTCGTGCCGGTTGAGATTAGCCACTCTTCTTCATCCCAAGAACTGTACCTGGTAACTGTTGGATCTTCCAGCTCTTCCCTTGGCCAGGGCTCATTCACCGCCCTTCTAACGGATGGTATTACAGATGATATAGTGGTAAATAAGAACCAGGTAATTACAGTTAAGTTCTTTTCCGATATCAATAAAGCCCCTTTCATCTTGACTCAGGGACTTATTGGAGTAGGTAGAACCTTTCCTGTTGAAGACCAAAACCAAGCCGCCATCACCATCACCAGTGAAGTTGAATCAGCCGATTTTAGCGGGTAACGTTATGCCATTCAATATCGCAGAGTTCCAGAATCAAAAGATTATCCATCGAACTGGAGAAGTTGCCGTTGAAAGGCTGGCTAAATATTTCCCAGAGGGGGAGAAGCCGGTCTGGAAAGTCAGGGGTTTATCTGGGGAGGAGATGGCCAGGGTTGGAGATGACGTATCCAGCAACGCAAATATTGGCACACCTAAAGATAACCCCCTAGGTAATGAGCTGGCGGATGTTATCAAGAGGATAACAGGTAAAGGTGAGAACGTGCCTGATAGCCATGTTCATAAAATGGCAATGGTGGAGTATGGCAGTGTTGACCCAAAAGTCAGTCGCCAGGACGTTGTGAAGTTGGCGGCTGTATCAGTGATAGACTTCTTGGCGATCTTTACCAAGATAGCTGAATTGACCACCATGGGAACCGTAACAGAGGAAAAGTTGAAGCCCTCTACCGAGACTACAGAGTCAGGAACTCCTTAGCTCTTTGCCATCGTCAAGGGGGTTTTCTTTTCCAAGCTTTACCAGATATATTCCCGCCAATGCTGACAGAGATGGAAATAGCCTTATGGTCAAAGTTCTACGAAAGCATAGAGAAATGATTAATGGCTAGATCAACTCAGCGCCAGATTGATTTTATCTTTACTGGGAACTCGAAAGACCTTAACCGTGCGCTTGCTGGGGTGGATTCTTCCATCTCTGGTATTGCGGCACCGGCGGCGGATCTTGCTGGTGATCTTCTCTTGCTTGAGGCTGCAATAATTGCGGTTGGGACTGCTTTTGCTGTATCTGCCTTCAATCAAGCGAAGAATTTTGAAGAGGCTGTAAGCGATCTCCAGAAAGTCCTAGGAGAAGGGGAGGGGATAGAGCCTTTTATTGAGCAAGCTATTAAGCTGTCAGAGATTTATGGTCAATCGGCGGCTAGCATTCTCCAGTCTGCATCTGACTTTAAACAGGCGGGATTCACCACCGCCGAGTCTATGCAGCTTGCCAAAGATGCTATGGATTTGGTTACCGCTGGTGGTATTGAAGCGTCCGAAGCATCAGACATTCTAGTGGCATCTCTTAAAGGTTTTCAGCTTCCAGCAACCGAAACTGGCAGAATATTAGACATTCTCAATGAAGTGTCTAACAAGTTTGCTTCCAATACCTTGGAGCTGGGGACTGCATTCTCTAAACTATCCCCCATTGCAAGACAGGCTGGATTATCTCTTGAGCAAACAGCAGCGGTAAGCGTAGCGGTAATTGAAGTTTTCCGAGATGGTGACGATGCTGCTGTTGCCCTAAAAACTGGACTCCAAAAGCTAGTTGGTGATTCTGCAAAGGTAAAAACCGCTCTTGACTCTTTGGGGGTATCTCAAAGAAATCTGAATGGAGAGCTAAGGCCAGCGGGAGATATTCTTTTTGATGTTGCCGAGGCATTCACGAAAGTAGAGCAATCAAACAAACTATATCTTGCTGGCCAACTGTCTACAAACGAACAGGCGGGCAGGCTGCTTACTGTTTTCGATAATTTAGGTCAAGTTATCAGTGCTGTCGATACCGGTCTTGCATCAGCAGGATCAAGCGCTAAAGAAGTTGCCGTTAAACTGGAAACCGCTCAAAAACAGGTAGACAGATTCGCGGTTGCCTTCCAGAATGTCCAGGTAGCGATTGGCAACAAGTTCCTGATAAGCGCCAAGAATGCAATAGGAGGCGCTACAGAGCTAGAAATAGCCCTTAGGAAAGTGGTCGAATCTGGTGGGTTTGACAAACTGTTTGACGCTCTAAAGCCCCAACTTAATCAACTAGATGAACTCTTTAGGCAGGCAGCCAAAAATCTGCCAGAAGCTTTTGCACCTGGAAACGTTGATTTCTCCCCTTTGATTGAATCGATAGACATCTTGGGAGACGCTGTAGGGGAAGCATTCACAGCACTCTTTGGAGATATCGACGTTTCAACCCCTGAAAACCTGGCCAAAGCCATCAATAAGGTGATTGATTCAGTTGCAGCTCTAACCAAATTCACAGGGTTTTTCATCAAAGAGGCAGTTCCATTCATTTCCATTATAGGCAAATCTGTTGACGAATTTGTCAAGTTGGACGATTCTGGAAAGTTGGCAGCGGCTCAAGTGGCACTTGTTGCCAAGTCAATCACTGAATTTGGCACCAAGGTAACTGGCGCTCTCACAGCTATATCCGCTACTGGCGCAAGCGTTGAGAGTATATTCAAGGTTTTAGGTGGGGCGATTAGTGCGGTTGTAAATGTTGTCCAAGTTGCTTTTGATACGTATTTCGCTCTTTCGTTAAAAATAACAGAGGGAGTTGCTGTACTTCTTGGGGGGATAGAGGGTTTATTTGGTGGAACAGGTTTCTTTAAGTTAGCGAACGAGCTTAATGAAACTTCAAATGCTGTAACAGATAACCTGGTCCGGAATTCCAAAGAATTATCAAATGCGCTCAGTCAGATAGAAACAGGGCTTAATGGTGTCACAGAGAAAACAGAAAAAGTTAATCAGAAACTAAAAGAAACAACAGCCACATCAAAAGTGCTGTCAGATGAGGATTTTCTAAAAGCTTGGATAGCATCAGCAGACAAATTCCAAGGCAGCATTTTCAGTATGCAAAAGAGTGTGAAAGCTCTTAATAAATCAGGGAAATTACTGGATGTAACTGACAGCATTTTAGAGGCAGGAAAGGCATTTGACAGCTTGTCGCCGGAGCAGGTATTGGCGGCTCTCGAAGATACATCGCAAGCAGCTTTGAAAGTTCCAGAATCTGTCAATAAAGCAACTGAATCAATAAAAAATGTAGGGAAATCAAGTAAAGAAGCTGCCAAGGACGCTCAAGACCTAGTCTTGTCAGTTCTTGGGCTAGTCAAGGGATTCAATCAAACTAATATCGAAGCCGCAAAAGTTCAAAAGTCTTTTGCGGATCTTGATATTGATGCCGCAAAACTGGCAAGCGAGAACACAAAACTGGCAGATGAAGCGGCAAAGACCGGGGCAGTATTCGGCAAAATAGGCACCAGGTTTGCGGAAGCTGGCCAGGAAGCTTTAAGCGCCAGGGTAACATTTGCGGGCCTTTCAAAAGAAATCGTGAGTTTCGGGCCGGTAGCTATTGAGCTGGCTAATTCGATGAAGGGTGCGAAAGATTCAGCATTAGACATGGCTCTTGGTGTAGTTGACGCTGGGATAGGAATAGAAGGCTCTCTCCTGGCCTTCAAGAAAGCCGACAATGCAGCAGCAGGAACAATTAAATCATGGGCTGAATTGGATCTTAAGGCTAAAAGTCTGGAGATTGAAGCCAAAAAGGCCGGGGTTGCTTTTGGTGGTATTGGCATTCAATTTCAAGAAGCGGGCCGAGATGCTTTAGAGACCACAGTCACCTTTGACTCTCTCCTGGAAAATCTTAATAGCTTTGGCGGCGTTGTCCTAGACGTGGTGGACAAATTTGAAGGCATCCCAAGTGCAGCCATAGAATCAGCCATAGCCATCTTAGACGCTGGCAGAAGTGCAACAGAAGCCCAAATAGGCTTTAGGAATTTAGAAAATGAGACCGCGAAGACCAAGCTGGCATTTGCCGAGTTGGATGTGGGGTTCCAGACCGAGCAGCTTAAGGCGGACACGGAGCAGGCAAAGGCGATCATTGGCACCCTTGAGGCTAGTTTCCAGTCTACAGGGGCCACTTTATCTTCCCTTTTCGATACCCTTGCACAGGGTGATCTAGGGCAGCACTCGATAGCCAGGGCAGAACTGGAGGAGTCAATAAGGGATGAGAAAGCAGGAAGGAACCGACTCCAGGCACAGCAGGAAGAGCTTTTAAGAGAGCAAATTCTTGAGCTTAAGAGGAAGGGCGAAAGGGTAGACGATGGGCAGATAACCATCAACGTTGACGGTACTGGCCTAGCTCCCGAGCTGCAAACTATATTCTTTACAATCCTCGACGAAGCCCAAGTTAAAATGCAAGGTTCACAAGCTGATTTCCTGGTTGGCGCATCATGATGGTGGCCTTCATGACACCAATCTTTGACCCTGATGGGAGCGTGATTCTCAACTACGATCTAGCAACATCCAGGGTAACGGATGGCCAAAGAAGACTATCAAGAACAGCAACCCTGGATGGCGGATCTTATATTTTCGATGGCGGATTTTCCCACTCTGACAGAACGCTGGAATTTTCATTTCCAGTGATAAATCCAGTAAACCTGGACACTGTCCTATATATGAGGAATACTTACACAGAGATTATATGTAGCGTCGGGAAAGAGCTTTTTACTGGGGTGATCCAAAGGGTGCAATCCGGCGGCCAGGGAGCAACAATAACTTATTTTGTACAAGAGAGGATAGCTGGATGAGTGGCGTTTATGATGAGTGGCACAGAGTAAGAAATGTAGCGGGCTTGGATGTCACGTCTCTATTGATTAAAGCCGTACTGGTTGACGTTACTGACGTGAGTGGTACGGGCGGCACTATATCGGCGGCTAGTTTTGCCACTCCCATCAATATCACCACGTCTGCTGCACATAACCTTTCCACTGGCGACAGAGTAACGATTGCCGGAGTGCTGGGGAATCTAGCGGCTAACGGGCTGTTTCGCATAACTCAAGTGGACTCTACCAACTTCACTCTTGACAGCTCTATTGGCACCGGAACTTACGTCAGTGGCGGAACGCTGTTTGATTTATCAAACGACTCCAACTTGTCAGATATTGCCGCTGGAGGCAGAGTCTCAACCGCTACAGTCACCAATGTTTCATCAGCAGCATCCGGGCCGGTGGTAATTGATGTTGACGATCTTACTTTTGCCGCTGTATCTGGGGATGAATCCCATGCTGTGCTTTTCTACTACGATAGCACCGTTGAAGCAACTTCAACCCTCTTAGCTTGCTTGGATGCCAATACCATAACCGGCCTTCCTGTAACTCCCGGAGGCGGAAATATTGACTTAACCATAAGTTCTACCGGATTAATAAGGTTCAACTAATGTACTCCAAGTATACTTACAACGCTGGCTCTACCGCTGCAAACATAGTAGCTGATTTGGTGCTTATCCTTACCGGAACCACATCAGTCGGGGCTTTGTCTGGTGACGTGGACGCGGGAAACACCACCATAACGGCGACCATTTTGGCAGATTGGGTTGTGCATGATTCCAACTCAGGGACCGATGCACAGGTTTTAAAAGCCGAGTATGACGACGACGCGGCAAGCTTTAAGTATGTCAATCTGAATCTGGGGACCGCTGGATATATCAAATTGGAGCTGTGGGAGACTTGGGATGCAGGTTTAGATTCTGGGACAAATATGGCTAATAATTCAAATTCTAACTCTTGGGCTCAAAGGGTAGATTTGACCGCTGGTGGGACCATTTACATTTTCGCTTCCGAGCGTTTTATGATGATGGTAAGCAGCATCCCGGCGGGTTGGGGTAGCAGCTCGGGGCAAGGTCCGACTGGCGTTTTTGAGCGCACTAGGGCTTTAGAGTTTGATACTGTAGGGGCCGGATATCCTCGGGGAGTTTGGGGAGAATTTGGGGTTGCCGAATCCTCATCTGCTTCTTTTGGGTACGCTCCCAGACTGCTTGATAAAGATGGCATAACGGAAGAAACCGGGTCTAGTGCTCTATTGAAGGTTGGAAGCGTTGGGATACCCAATATATTCTCATCGCCACCAAGTGGAGTAGATGAGAAGATTCCTGATGGCATCGGGGGCTTTAAAATACCATTTTACCCTGCTTATGTTTTCAACGAGACGTTAATGCCAGCACCTTATGGAGAGCTATCCAGCACTTGCAACATTTGGAAGATACCAACTGGAGTGCTAGTCAACCTCCAAACAGTCACCAAGAACTCAATCGACTATATCACCCTGAAAACAAGGGATTCGACCGCTATGATGGTAGTCAGGGCTAGCTAATGGCAGATTTTGGGGTTGGCGTTGCTGTCACCACTGATATTGAATTTAGCGAGCCCTTTGTCGATCCTACCGAAGGCATAGAGGTCACTGTCTCCACTGACATAAGTTGGGATGGTGATGATGAGCGTCTTACCTATGGCATACTGTACGACGCTCCAGGCCCAACTTTCCCCCAAGCCTCTATTAGTGGCGGCTTACTGACTTTAGTTGCGTCCACATACCAAACCCCACCACCATCAACACCGGCTTTCTCATTGGCTGGACCAGTCATATCAACAACGATTGATAGTGAGCCAACCTTCCCGCAAGCGGTAATGACTGGCGGCACCCTATTTTTGACTGCTTCCACGCTGGACGTTGATTCACCTAGTTTTCCCCAAGTAGTTCAGCCAAGGTTTTTAACTGCCTCAATAGTAGACGTATCACCCCCCACCCTCCCAAATGTGGGGCTAGCAGATGCTATTTTGTCTGCTTCAATTGTAGAAGCTCCAACCCCTACAATTCCCACATCTGCCATGGGCGAGCCTTATATAGCTATCCTCACCCTTGAGCAAGAACCCACTTTCCCCATGGCGAGGATAACCGTACAAATCCCAGTGGTATTGCCTCCCCGCATTACCTACCAGCTAATCCTAACAGGTGCCGCTGATAGCCTGACAGATTTAGACTTATCCGATAGACTAGCAAACTTCCAAAACTTCCTAAATACCGATTCCCCCTCTTTTATGTCGGCATCGGTCCGGGTAGACTCTGACACTATTGATGAAATTGAATTAAGGTCAAACGGCGAACTAGTTATCAAAAGGCTGGCCCATATCTATGATGGCAGCACCATCACCAGCGAAATAGCCAGGGTTTCATTTGACACACTAAGGGCCGATAGAGGCTCAAGCTCCCACACCGCAACAGTAAGCGGGGAGAAAGCGGTTCCCTTTGGCGGCGCGGCAATAATCCCAATCCAAGGAACATCAACCCGATCAAGCCAGGGTTCTACCATCACCATTAGAGGCCAAATAGACTCAAACCTCAAACCAGGAGATACTGCCACCTTTGAGGCCGAAAGCGTAACGGTAACCTCAATCAAGCACATCTTCGCCGAAAAAGTCCAATTCATGGACGTGGTGGGCACATCTAATGGGTAGAGCAACGATAACCGCCAACCTCGGAGAAGGTCTATACCGTATCCTCATCGACCTTGACACAACCAATGCCGATGCCGAGAAGCTGTCATCCCAGAACCAACTGGTTGCCATAGCTCCAAGAATAGCAACCGCTGAATCAAACGTGGTGGCGGCTCAAGCGGTTGTAGACACTGCTTTGAGCGACCTAAACACCCTGATAGATACCGGCACACCAACGCAAGTCAAAGCATTCAACCCAACTGTAATCATTGCCAAGAGAGAGTTATCATTAGCAAGGCGAGCCCTAACCAACGCAAAAACCGCAAGACTAAGCCTAATCCAAAGAGTAAGCGAACTAACCCGAAAAACTCCAGTTGATTTTGAAGTCAATGCCTGGTGTGCAGATTATAACCCCGATTTGGCAATAGGTCTGATAGTCGGCACAATCGAAGTCACAGGAGAGCGTCAAGCCAGCATCCCAACGATAATCAAGCCGGGTGGTGTGAATGGGAATGAAGCGGGTTGGCAGTCGTCTGATGGCGTGTTGCAACCGGTTATCTCCAGCATCTCACCAGCGGCTTACTATAATGCCGCTCTCCATGGCGCAACTGAAAAATGGAAGCCAGGTTATCGATTTGGCACGATCATGGCCATTGACCGGGTAGCCGAGACTTGCGAAGTGGCCCTTGATCCGGCGAGCGTGGTTGATTTCCCCAGTCTTAGGGTGGTAGATGTTAATCTCAATGCCAACTTATCCGGCGTTCCTTTTGACTATATGGATGACGGCCCACAGACTTTTGGGGATCGGGATAAGGTGGTGATTGGGTTCCGGGGTCGGGATGTTGAGAGACCTTTTGTTATTGGTTATCAGGGTAATCCTGTTGATGCTACTGGGATAGAGCTTGACTTGTTATTTCCTTTGCCTGGTGATTTTGATACTCATTGGACTTCTGTTATCAAAGATGATTACCTGATTATCGGCTACTTTGCGTTTAATGGGAAAATCAAGATCGTTGGCTATGTTTTGGTTGATGGGGTTTGGGTTGGTCCAGATTTGTTGCATGAAGAGGTGGGCAATTCTGACATAGACTTAACTGAAATAACCACGGACTTACTGGAGAAGGATATAATATTCTTCTCTGATACTGATAGGAATAGGGGGGCTGGTACTGTTTCTTTTAGTAATGTATATGCAATATGGAGAAATGACGGGGAGTTTAAGAAGCAATTACTGGTAAACGCTGTTGATTTTGGGAAAGATTCAATAGCAGTTGTAAATATGCACTCTAATTTCTGCTTTGTTTCTATATCTGTAAGGCTACCGTTATTCCCTACAACGCTACACATAATAAGACATTACGATTTACTACAGAACGGAAGTATATCATCTGGAGATCTTCTTCATAGAATAATTGCCGGGATATCTAGTCCATCTATTGTCGATTTCCCGACTTTAATAGTGCAGCATGGTGAAAGCGATGATCTTAATTATTTCATACATTGGAGATATGGCAATGCTTGGTTTTCTAAAGACTTAGGGACTGACACCTTTAGTAACGTTAGCATTTCAAATAACGGTAAGACAGTTTCATTTAATATTGGAGTGCTCAACTCTATTACTTGGCGTATATCTGGAAATTCTGCAAGAAAGGTATTGGATTTAACTAGAGATGTTAGAGTGAGAACGTTTATAATCTCCCGAGATGGATCATTGATAAGATATTTAGTGGGAGGAATAAGCGCTATACCAGTAACAGAGCATGTGATAATTAAAATAAGAGATGATTTATTCTTGGACAGTTTAAGCGTTTTGAATAGGAGGCTATCTTCTAGTGTATCAGGAGAGGACTCGCCAGATGACGGTAATATGGTATTGTTAGGAAATTCTGGAGCTGGTGACAATAAGACATATTCTAGAAGACATGAAAGTGTGGATTTCCCAAGAGGGTGGAGACCAGAACAGACTGTAATAAATTCGGCTTTTAAGCAGTCACTTATCTCTCCAGACGGGTCAGCATATACAACATTACTGGGGTCCATATCATACTTTAATGAATCTGATGAGGAATGGTCTATTAGTAACCCAGATAACCTAACATTATTTGGGAGCACTCGTCTCTTTAGAACGTGGGGTGTTCTCGTAGATTTTTCATTAGCAAGCGTCCCTATTACCGTTCTGCAAAAAAAATCTAACAGTCTTGAGCTTGCGCCATTAACTGCACCGCTATCTCTTAACATAAACAATATAGCCAACTCTATGATAAGAAAAGAAAATGAAGCAGTCTACATCTTCACCACAAACGAACTCTACCGCCTATCAGTAAGGAGCCAAAAATGAGCGGAATCCTACCAGAACACTTTGATAAATACCTACTCCAGCCAGCCTTGCAGCACATCGGCATGGACTCACCAGAAGCCAGGGCAATGATGTTGGGAACGGCGGCGCAAGAGTCGTCTATGAGCCACTATTTGGCACAGTATCCCAAAGGTCCAGCCTTGAGTGCCTACCAGGTGGAGCGAGCTACCTTTAATGACATCATGAACAGCTACCTTTCTCATCGTCCACAACTGATGGCCAAGGTAAACGGGTTGGTTCTCCAGGCTATGAACGGTATGAATTTTCAGGCCATGGGGACCCAACCTCTCTTTGCTTCGGCTATAGCCAGAATACAATGGAAGCGCTTTCCCGAGCCTATGCCCGATGTTACCGATTTTAGGGGGCAGGCTATACTTTGGAAGAGGCGGTGGAATACCGTACGTGGGGCTGGAACTACAGAAGAATTTATGTTAAACTTGGAGCATTCCGGGGTTGAGCGGTATGTTCGTTCTTGGTAATGAGGCTTTCACTGAAGAAGTAAGGAATAGAGATGAGCATTAAACCTGGCATCCCAACGACTCAAGATTTTAATGATCAAGTAATCCCGGAAATTGCCTATAACGGTAATGGTGATATTGAATACCATGGCCAAGCCGTTCCCGGTTCTGCAACCAGTGCTGCCGTTTGGTTCATCAGGAACTACACCTATGATGGCAGTAACAATTTGACCGCTATCAGATTGGCTAATGGTAGCACAGTTGAGAACCAAATCTGGGATAACCGGGCAGCTCTCTCATACTCTTAAGGTGAACCAATGGCGATCAAAGTAGATCCTCTTACCGGCAAGCCAATATTTGTAAACCAGCTCGCCGATGAATCAAACCCAACTCTTAGCAATCCGCTTGATCCTGATGGCAACTACATTGGCAGCAGTGTAGGCGTTGACATCGCTTCCGCTGGCCCGCTAATCATCGGCGTTGATGGTGATTATTTTAGTGTCACAGGAACCGCCAATTTTGCCTCTATGACGGTGGCGGCTAATAGAAAATTCACTCTCCAGTTCGACGGCGTTTTAACCATGACTCATAATGGTACCACGCTTGATTTGCCTGGAGAGGCTAATATCACCACAGCGGCGGGGGATGTGGCTAGCTTCCAAAGTACCGGGGCCAATACTGTCCAGTGTACCGACTACACTAAGGCGGATGGTACGGCGGTGGTTGTAGCTGGCGGCGGTGCTGTTACCCTGGCAGGAACCTGGAATGCAAGCACTAACACCCCCTCTTTAACTGATGGTAGTGGGACTCAAGGAGAGTATTACCGGGTTACTGTTGCTGGGACTACTTCCCTGGATGGGATTGCAGTTTGGGCAGTTGATGATTGGGTGGTTGCCGAAGGGTCTACCTGGACTAAGATCAATAATGACGGTGATATAACCGGGCCAGGGTCTAGCACTGATAATGCAATCGCTAGATTCGATTCAACCACTGGTAAATTGCTGCAAGATTCGGGTGTTACTGTTGATGATAGCGATAATTTAGTAGTCCCATCTTGCACAACCACTAAAGTTTTAGCCCTCGCTCCGGACAGCGACCTCGCTGTCACATCTGCTGGCCAAGAATTACCTTCCGCAAACTCACACCTTGAGATTACGCCGGATGCCGATTATGTTTTAACATCCACCCCAAGTGTAGCCGCTCCCGCTGTATCCGATGGGCAGATACTTATTGTACATAATTTATCGGGGTCGTTCTCTGTTGATTTGCAAGATAGCTCTGTGCTGGTTGGCTCTACCATTATCCTTGGTGGGGCAGAGGGTAGCATTAAACCTGGCGGAGCTATGACCCTCCACTACTCGCAGACTATTTCCATGTGGGTGGTTTTGTCTAACCCAAACCAAGCAGCTCTTGGAGCTAACGCCGATCTTCTTGACGTGAGAAATCAATCTGGGAGCGCAATCGTTGCTGGACGAGCCGTGTACTTAGCTGGATTCAGCGTCGGGCAGAATAGGCCACTAGTTGAATTGGCAGATGCAAACGATCCTACTAAAATGCCCGCTATCGGTGTCACATCTGTATCCATCGGTAATAACTCAAATGGGTCTATTGTCTCTTTTGGCACTCTACAGAATGCTGTCGATACATCAACTGCTTCTATCGGTGATGGGGTTTGGATTGACCAATTAAATCCAGGAATCCTAGTCTTTGACAGGCCATCTATTGACGATATTCAGAGAATTGGAACCGTTTCACGATCTCACGCAAGTCAGGGCGTGATGGTGGTCACCGGTGCAGGTAGAACGAATGACATTCCAACTCAAAGCATTTGGCCAAAAGGTGCAGATATTGCCTCGGCATCCACTTTGACTCTTGGAGCTGATGGCCACAGTTTTGATGTAACCGGAACCACCACCATCGACGAAATCAGCTCTATTGGTGTTGGGATGGTGATTATCCTGAAGTTTAACGACGCTCTCACCCTTACCCATGACGCTAATGATTTGATTTTGCCTGGAGGGGTAGACATCATCACTGCTGCTGGTGATGTTGCCATGTTTACCGAGTATGATGATGGTGACTGGCGCTGTACTGGATACACAAAAGCAGATGGTACGGCGGTTGTTACGGCGAGCGGTGGCGCATGGGTGATTATAGGCACTTCTGAAGCTTCTGACGTTGCATCGCTTGAAGTCTCTGGCCTAGACGATACCTACGATAGCTATGCTATAGGTATTACCGATATAACGGGGGCCGATACGGTAGATGCCTATTTGCGGGTCGGCCCTTCAGGAGGAGCGGACTCAGGATCTTCCGACTACTCTTATAGCAACTTCGCTGTATCGTCAGTCAATAGGACTGATCTGTCCGGCGGTGAGTCGTTCATCCCACTTAACAGCTTAGCGGACAATGTAGGTAATACTGGCGGACGAGGTCTGGGGGCAATGCTTTTCTTGCATAGACCTGCTGATGGGGTGACTTTTCCCCAAATATCAGGCACATCACGTCTCCGAAATGGGGGGACTACGGATCATACTGTACTAGTGGGCGGAACCAGATTATCGGTTATTGATCTTAATATAGTCCAGGTGCTTATGGCATCGGGTAATATAACGGGCAGGCTAACGGTCTGGGGGATTTCACATGTCTAGAATAAAAAATGTTAATGGTGTTAACGTCCCTCTCACTCCACTCCAGGAAGAGGCAAGAGATTTAGAGGAGTCTTCTTGGCAAGATGGGAAGGCTATGCGAGAATGGAAGTCGGCCATGTCTGCATTGGATGAGATTCCAAGGTGGGCGGAAGATCTGCATGATGCCATGTCGGCAACATCTCAAGAGAGGGTCGCCAAGATAACCAAGGACAAGCTAGCTGCTAAAAAAGCTCTTAGGGAGGCACGACCATGAGATTAAAAGCACCGCCTGACTACTGGACTCTCTCCCCAGAAAAGAAAAAGGAAATATGCAACGGCTGCGGGGCAAAAGGGGGTATGCCGGTTCCCGATACCATATATGGCCTACGCATAACCGAAGTTTGCAACATCCATGATTTCATGTACCATATTGGCGTTACTGAGCTTGATCGTGAGATGGCTGATGAGTGGATGTTGGACAATATGAGGACTTTGATTAATAATAGCGCTTGGTATTTAAGGGGACCAAGGAAGGTAAGGGCAAAGTTATATTATCGGGCCGTGCGCACCTTTGGAAAAAAACCGTTTTTCAGTGGGAAAGAGAAGGCGTAAATATGAATGGTGGGCTTGATCGGATTCGAACCGATGACCGGCGGTTTATGAGACCGCTGCTCTGACCGCTGAGCTACAAGCCCTTATTTTCTTTGTTATCAGGTAGATCGAACTTGTACAGTTTACGTACTAGTTGCTCTTTGGCAACTTGTAAGCTCTACTTACAGGTTCGATTGTTTTGTGCAAAACAGATAAGGAAGGCACCTGGCAGGGAGAAAACTCAACCCGCCAGATGCCTATGATTCGCTCTCTTACATGCCGTAATAATCGAACCTCACCACAAAGAAATGAGGTTCGATAGGGCTAGCATTACCCATAAATGGGCAGAGGCAATGTTTGCAATGGTCAGCGCATGGTCAACACTATTGACCGCCTTTAGAGGAGAGCCCCTATGAACTCAATTCATGCTACAGCTCTATCCTTGACCGGTCAAGGCTTCCTCTATAATCTTCACCATCATATCCAACTCATCCACATCATGATCTTTCTGCTTTCTCCTTCTTAGCACTATCCTGACGTGAGACGCTTCTAGCCCCATACTCTTCTTTAACCTCTCCAGGATCTCCTTTGTGCCCCTCGCTAGTTCCGATCTTTGATCCTCCAGATGTTCTATTTCAGTAACAGAATCGGCTAAATCTTGTCGCTGCTCTTCACTTAATACCATCCCTTTCACCTCTCATCCAACTCTTGTAAATGTCTACCAATTCAACATAAATACCCATGAAATCATGAGCTTTAAACTTGGGCAGTAAATGTTCTTTTGCTATCAGGCTAGATCCACTATGCCAGCATGGGCCGTCCAGGATGTCACAATTTTCTCTATATATGTACCCTCCTTCCCCTTGATCCTTCCTGTAGTGGCCCTCCGCCCCGCAAAGCATGGGGCGACCTTTACCTCTCTTCGTTTCTACCCAAAAATGTACCACTCCCTCATCTGCTTCGCATGAGTAAAGCCATCGCCACGAACCGTCATCTAGCGGTATTATATCATGGCCATATTTGAAGCCTTTAGGTATCAAGGCCAGTGTTTTCACGTTGGTTATTGGGTTTATTGCCATTATTCACCCTGCCCGTTGTCCGTATCTCTTTCACAAGCGATACCCTTCAATTCGCTCATAAACCTACCTCTAATTGGCAACTCTTCCCGTTTATTTAATGGCAACGCTCGCCACCATTTCAGCAAGCAATCTATACCCTTCCAGGCAGCTTCTAGAGACTCTTTCTCATAATCTCTATCATCCGGGTCCGGGCCTAGTGGTTTGTAGTGGGTTACTTGGTCGAGCTCTGTAAGTCCCCCTGTCCCAGCTATTTGCCATCCTGTGCCGAACATAAGGCTGCTAGTATACATCCCAACTCCTTGACCGTTTTTATCATCGAAATATCCACAACCAAGTCTGCCAGAAACTTGGAACCATATACCTGATGGAATTTTAGTTGATTCGGTTATCTTAATCCAACCATCATCCTTCTTGCCCATCACCTTTCTCCTTTTCCGGCGGATCATCTACCTTAGCGGCCTTAGCTTTACAGTCTTCCATGAAAAATCCACCTTTCATATCATTTTGGATATGATGAGGTAAGGTTTTCCACCAACCAGTTAGAGACGCAAGTCCACCATTAGCAGCCTCGGCAGCTTCTTTCTCATAATCTCTAGACTCACCACTAGAGAACTTCCTAATAGCCTCCCCGACTGCCTCATTTAGTTGATTTTCCTTGGCTATCACCTCCATAATCTGGCTAGGGGCCTTAACCGCTGGCATATCACTAGGGCAATGCTTTCCATCATGGCCAGGACGGAACATTGGTCGATGATCAAGCCCAAGCAGAACAGCAACGGTCGATTTAAAAATTATCTCTTGCGGGAATATTGGCACAATTCCACCATCAACAATCTTCCCCCCTTTTTGCTCTAAGCTGGTTTTTGATTGCAAGGTGACGATGGTATGAGCCGGAGACCGGATAAATTGATTCACCATCTTCCTGAATAACAGTTTTGGAAACTGCCACTTTTTAAGCCCCTTGCTATTGGACTCTTCTGCCATATCCAAAACGCCACCCACTCCTTCCCATGAATCGGTAGCGTTATCAACGATGATTACATGACATCCATCATTTAATAGCGCCCGGTATGCTAGAGTAACCCTATCAGGGGAAAATGGAGGGTCTAACACCAGCCGCCTATATTTTCCGTATTCATTTGGGTCAATGTAATAACTAGAACGACCCATATCTGTATCTATCAGACCAACTTTTTTTCCGCCAGCCAAGCCTAATGCTACCTTTAGAGACCCCGTAGTCTTTCCACATGATGACGGTCCCCATAAAACGATAGTCGCTGGCATCGCCATTGGTCCAGCATCTTCAATTTTAAACAAAATCCATCTCCCTGAATCCGTATGGAGGCAAAGTTACACTCATTATTTCTTTACCCTTTTGGTATCCTGGCCAATAGTCCATATTAAGACTTGCCTTGTAATCTCCCAACACTTTCCCACAAATTTCATCCCCTTCCTGGAGAGCGTCTTCCCTGACTTTCATCAGAGCTGGCAGAAATGGGGCCGATTTCTCAACTGCCAAGATATAAACATCAATAGCCTCCAAAGGTTTGCCAGTGATAAAAGATATGCCTCGGCGATAGAATGCCAACTGGATGTGGTAGCCGTAATTCAGTATCACCCTTGGAAAATCTCTAGGGTCTGCACACATTGACGTTTTGACATCCACAAAAGCCGGTGCGCCATAGTCACTGAATAGCATATCTGGACGACACCGGCATTTAACCCCTGTTTCCCGATCCTTCCAAATTATCGTTTGCTCAACCTTATGATCAACATCAAGAACCCATTTTGCCCCTGGTTCATCCATGATTGACTGCTTCATTGCCCTAATAGCTGCCATCTCGCCTTCGTCAATCATTGGCTTGCCATGGTGATCAATCTTGAATTTTGCCCATTTTTCCCTATTTCCTTTTAGGGTCTTGTTGTAGCCAGGCTTTACTGCAAAATGATCATCAAATATATCAGGCTCCAAGAGGTACTTGTGGTATGCGTCACCAAATATTAGAGCTTTGGTCCCTCTACTTTGCGGTGTATCCTGGTAGTGCTTGAAGTGGGCTGGCGACCGGTCAAACTTCCTTAATCCGGTTGATGACATCCAGGCAAGGTATTTGGTGTGATAATCGTCGTTGCTTATGTTTTCGTAGATTCCTGGTTTCATTCTGGCACCTCTAAACCTTCTTCAACAAACATCGCTTCCCTTGCCTTAGCTATAGCGCTCTCGTTAGTCGATCCACTCCCCCAGCATCTACCGCAAGGAGCAACGTCAAGATCTAACCCTTTCATTTGGAAAACCTGACCTCTACCTTGGCATTGCCCACACTGGCCTTTTACTTTTTTCATAATCCAAAAGCCATAAGAGTCTTAGTCAGCTTACTATCATCACCTCTACTGCTAAGGAAGCTTCCATTACGTTGCTCATTAGAGCTATATTCTTTTACGTCAATCTCCCCTCTTCCGTGGCAGTGGTGACATATTTCTTTTCCATATTCAGTTTCGCCACTTCCCGAACAGAAAGGGCAATCCACAAATTCCTTGTCATTAATCGTTTTATTATTATTCATGATGCTAAATCCCGGCAATCAGTTTCATGCATCTCAACCACACCTTGACCGTTGCAAGTCAGGCAAAGTGATGGCGGTCCTCGGTATGAGGGTTTGCTTTCCTTGCCTGTGCCGTCGCAATCTGGACACTCTACATCGTCATGAAAAGCGGGGAGTAAAGTATTTTCATAGACCTTGCCCGCACTTTGACAATGTTGGCATGGGTCCGGTGGCTCACTATAACCTGGAGAAAACCCTACCCCAGTGCCGGAACATTTTGTGCATTCGATTATCTTTCTATTGGCCATCTTTCTTCTCTCCTGTCCATCCAAAATTAATCTTGCCCCAATCAATCATGGTTATCCCTCCACTTCCCGACCTTCCCGCATCAATTCTAAGGCACTCACCAAGACCTAACTCCTTTATGATATGCTCCATTCTGGGAGTTTTGACATCCCATAGTCTTCCACGGTTTACTTTAAGCTCAACCATAAGACTTTGGGCTTCATAAGCTAATGCTCTCAAGCCCACCATCTTGGCAGTATCGTAACCGCCGCTGTCTTCGGTCGGGTAGTGCATACCATTACAACCAGCACACTTTGACGGCATCAAATCCGGGTTGCCAGCCCCCTCTTTGGCAAAGATCGGGCCTTCACAGTCTTGCGGGCAGTCTGTTAGCAGCTTCTTTTCTGGTGGGACTTGATCCAGTTTCTTGGACTCTTCCTCTAGCTGCTCTATCCTGATCCAGTCTAGGTGGGTGTCTTCAATAGAGCAATGCCTCTCTGTTGACATCTTTAGTAGACCGTTTTTGTCAAGAATTTTTAACTTATCCCGATATGTGGAGTTATTCCAAGATCCGGGATAGATGGCGCGCCTACTATCAGGATGTTGATTGGTGCAATTTCTATCTATCTCTACCATCACGAATCGCAACAACGCTATCTTTTCCATCTCCATAGTTTTCCCCTATTTCAATTTCCGTTTAAAAAGGTAACTCCCTAACTGCTCTCTTGTTCGTGTTGGTCATAGCAGCATTAAGAAAAAGATCTTCCAAATCCTCCGGGGCCAACCTTATATTTATTTGATCATCATCCATGATTTGAGTAACCCCATGGACCATAGCCTTTTTCTCCCCTGTTGACCTATCGAAAATACAGCAATATCCTCCTTTATCCGCCGAGTCATCGGTTGCCACTTCCAAGGCATCTTCCATGGTCTCCTCGACTGCAAAAACCTCTCTCGGATCGCTGTTGGTGTAGTCGTATGTCAACTGATATCGGCACATTAGTTAATCCACTTAATAAACTTCGGATGAACCCCGAGCTTGCAGACCGCCACCACTTTGGCCACATTCATAAGCCCTACGGTGTAAATTTCGGACTCTCCCAAAGTGTCAAGCGTTCTCCTGATAGACTGTATCAGGCGTGCGGCTTCATCTGGATGGCATTTCTTGCTGGCCATTACTGCCATTAAAAGTTTGCGTGCTCTCTTATCTTTCTTTGCCATGATTCTCCCCTAATAAATAGTATCAGCGTGACTCTTATCAACACCTAACTCCTTGCACTCCTGATTTTTAGCTTCCTGGATTGCTTTCGGAGTTCCGTCTACAGAATCGGAGAGAATGCCAATTCTTCGTCTTGCATCGTGGATCCTTGACCTTGCCTCTTGCCTGTTTATACCTTTTATGAAGCCGATCTTATCAGCAAGTTTAAATTCTTCTATCAGTTTGGAGCACATACTAACCTCCTTTAGTTAGTAGCTGTTATTCAACAACCTAACTCTAACCTACTCTCTCCACCCTGTCAACAGGATTATACAAGGCAGTGCAATTTATTTTACAAGGGCAGATGGGCCGGTTGATGGCCAGGAGATGTTTTGTATTTCTACCTCTATATTAGATGAATTTAATGAAGTCTTTCCAAGAACAAATGGACGGTTGTCAAAATTCTTCACTGTCATCCTGGCAAATGGCGCTTTACCTTGCGGCACTTCGGGCTCAACCATTGGGCTATCTATCCCAACATCAATGCCCTGCTCAACCTCCATGTATGGTATTTCAGTTAGCAATAACAACCACGTCCTTTTAAGCGATGGGCTTAATGGTGTAGTACCGTTTATCCCTTCCCATAAATTGAACTTAGATGGATTTTGGATAACTAACTCATCATTAATTTTAACAGTAAACTCATCAACTTCTAACTCATAAGTCCTGTAACTGATCCTCACATTTGATGTTGTTACAGCCCCATTTGCCCCTTTCCTCCTAAGCACTTCCAGAACTCTCCTTGCACACTGATGGAACACGCTACCTGATACTGATATTGCCATTTCTACTCTCCCTTGGTGCGTCAGCACACTTTTTGCATTCTGTATATTGGTAGCTTCCGCCAATCCCGTGTTCTGCAAGAGGCTTGGCGGCCCACATGTCCCTAGTAACCAGTTGACCGCACACTGTGCATGTCGCGTGCGAATTCATTAATGCCATTATTACTCTCCCATTACCATCAGCTCTGCCTTAGAATTATTCTGCTTACGAAAGTGAGTTACAGGGCTACCACTACCTTTAAGCGGGCCATAAATTGAAGCCCCTACCTTATCCTGCTTCACAAAAACCACCTGATCTCGCCTCATCATCTGGCTGTCCATCATCTCGGCGGCATGACTGGTAAAAATCAGTTGAGCACCTAGAGGGTTCGTTTCCTGGCGGTGAAATATCTTAACCAGCTCTTTAGCCAGATGAGGATGTAACCCAGTCTCAAGCTCATCCACCACCATCAACCCGCCATTATTCAAGACCGTATAAAGGTGGCCAGCCATCGCAAATAGTCGGCGGGTTCCTTCCCCTTCCTTCGACCATCGAATTTCCCCTCCTTCACGTTTGCAGTAGATTGAGATGTAGTTTGAGTCTCCCTTTAACGCACCGCAAAGGCTTTGCAGTTCACCTTCTGGCAGATGTTGAATAAGGCTGCGACCGCTTACCACATCAACTGACAGTCCAATAATCCCGGTATCAGCAGCCATCAACAGCCTTTCTGTGAATTTATGTACTCGGTCATCCAGCTCCATCATGCGAACAGTATTCAATGATGAATTGCTGACATCTCTAGTTGAGCACTGGTTAAAAAACCTGACACTATTTCTAAACCAGTTGAAAGCCGGTAACAGTTGGGGGCTACCCTCTAGGCCGGCTTGAGTCAAGAACAGGGTGAGAGGAGTAAGCCGCTTGATGATGTGCTTTACCCTGCCTTTGAAAATATTACCCATCTCTATTTTATCGCCAGCCTTCCGGGTGAATATCTTCTTTTTACGGCCTTCATAGTAAGACGATACCTCTAGCTCTTCAAAGTGAATCTCTCCCTTTAACGCTTTGATTACATACCGGTAATAGCAAACCTCACCTTTCTTATTAGGAGCGGTAAACATCACCTCAAACCTTGACGGATTGCCTTTTAGATGAGGATCAAACCGGAACTCCTGACTATCGCTCCACTCACTTGTTCCTGGCTGCTTCCTGTCTAGAACCATGTTCGTCATGAAGCTCAAAGCCTGCAACATATTGGATTTGCCAGCGCCATTAGAGCCAAATAGCCCTAGTGATTTCAGTGTGAATAAGCCCTTATCACCGGTATCTATTAGGTTTTCCGGTATCTTTTGGGTCTTACCTGGCCAGGCAATAAAAGACAGCCCTTGCTTTGTCCTGATAGACTGGTAATTTTCTGCTTTGAAATAGATGATCAACCTTCACCCTCCTTAATCGCCCTATATTCTTCACATATTGCCTGGCCATCTTCTGTATAGACCCATTTTCTATCCAAGTCATCAACAGATTGCTTCCCCTCCATAATCCTGAACTCTCTTCCAAAAGTTGGGCATTTATAATATTCATCCTTAGCGCCTGATGCTGTGCATTTTAGGCACACGTTACGCATCATGCCATTACTACGGCTAGAGACATCATAATCAGGCTCAAGGAACCAATCTCCAGGCTCAAATTCTTTGAATTGGAATATGAAGCGATAACCGCCACCAGCTCGGCGGACTTTAGTTATCTCCACCCTTCTATACTCCACAAACCTATCAAGATAAAGAACCTCTCCCACTGGTGCCCATAAAGTCTGACGGTTCCAATATGTTCGATGTGTTGACTTGTTGATTGTCGGCAACTTTATGGGCGGCACCCCATGAGAGCTATCGCTTCTTTCTTTGATCCACTCTTTAGCGTGCTTAATACCTACAGTGTCTTCTCTTACCAATTTCACCTTTCACTCTCCTTTAACTTAATTCTGCGACAAAAACCCTTACCATACCCATCAACCACCCATGCCCTTTGCCTAACCGGAGCCCGACTAAATAACCCCCTGACAATCCCGGCTTCCCGAAAACAGACAGAGCAAAGGTCAGAATCTAGCTTGCATTTCATGCAGTTATCTTCTAGGAATGGTTTTAGGTTTTGGTTTATGAATGGGGTTACCGGTCATGACATCCCTCTTATATTCAAGGCAGCATATCAGCCATCCACCCTGGCATTGGTTGACCTCCATCCCTCATCATTTCAGCCTCAACCATCGAATCAGCATAACTCGGCTCTTCCTTGTGTTCTCGCTTGGGCCGATTGTGTTTTTTGTCTTTGGCGTGGGTCCAGTGGGCGTTATTGTCGCGAAACCTCTTTCCGCACGTCTGGCACTTATGGTCTTTCGTGGTTACTTTGTCCATTCAAATTCTCCTGTATCTGGATGGTATCTCCCACCTTCTGCCTTTTGATTGGCCAATAACCTCAATGCATCGCTGTTTTAGTTCATTGACATTCATTTCTCATCCTTTGGCGGTTCATGTGATTCCCTGCCTTTGCCACATAAAGGGCAAAAATTGACTTCCACGGCTCTTTCTGGAGTATTAAAAAATAGCGCCCCCTTATACGGTCCTTGTCCGCTATAGCATACAAAATCGGGATAGCTATCTGATTCACGTTTATTAGCAAAGCAAGAGTGACGGTCATTTGTTTGGTATGTTACTCTGTGATCATCTTTACTCATCAGGATGATCCACAGTTTCCCAATACGGCAATTTAGTCTGCTGATCCTCAATACGAACAAGGCCATTTACTGGAGTAACCACCCCTCCAGGCACCAAGGCCGGTAAATGACTCACTTCAACCCCATCTAGGAAGCCAGTCACCACCTTTAAAAACCGCTTATCCTGGAGCTGGTGACAGTGGTCAAGATGCCGGGAAAAGTACCGATCCTCTATTTTCAAAGTGGCCACACCTTCCGACGCTAAAGCACAAGAAGAAGCGAGAGGAACCCGGCCATCTCCATCTAGGGTTTTAAGCCCGTCTTGGAAGTTTGCGATATTGCTTCCCTTGATCGGCTGATCTCTTGCCACCTCTATACTTTGCCAGGTGGAAAAACCGCCCCCAGCCAAGACAAGGATCTTCCTTTTATCAGTAGGGTGAAGGTGGGTAGGGTTGTATAGACCTCGGCTAACCGTATTGTGAGCCACCACCAAAGCGGAGTGAAACCTCTTTTGTAAAAAATCTCCACTGCTGCGTGTATTTGCCTGCCAGTGGGGGAAAAAGTAGTAGTCGTGTTCACCTCCATCTGTAAATGCAGATGCTCCTTGATAGTGTGGCAAAAGCTCCAAGACTCCCGGCATAGTCCGGGCATCTTTCCTGGTTATTTTATCGTCAGGCATGAACAACCCTTCCCCTACCAAGGTGGCGGCTACCGTATCAAGTGAACCGCGAAAATAGGGGGCGATGAAGACAATGGAGGCTATCCCATCCATTGGGTTTTGGCCTCGATCATATTTTTGCCGCATCAGTGTTTGAACTACCATGTTACCCATGCCGTGGGTGATAATTGCAAAACTTCTTAAGGCTTTATCCCCT